CGGCCAAGACGAAGTTTGTAGTCTCGCTTGGGCTCAATAGTGACCTTACCTCCCGCTGTGGTTGTATACTTTCGACCGGTCATCTCTTTGGCTAAGTCGGGGAGTATACCTTTAAGCTGGCCCGACCTCATATATTCAACTCCCGAAAACCACAGTTCGGTAACGCGGTTAGTATACTTATCTAAGCCTCGAATGGGATTAGTAATGCTAACGGGCAAAGCGGATGCTTTTTCTCCAAACTTGATTCGTACAATTCTTGGGGACCAAAGCTCAGCCAAGATGTCGCAAAACGGATCGCCTGCTCCAGTAGCGTCTATGGCTAGCCGTTCAGGAGGTACACCGGATTCATTGCATAACCGAATAACTTCTCGGGCAATCTGAAAGTTTCTGGGTTCTGGTTTGGTAACATCTTCTCTTAGGTGATGGAATTTATGCAATGCTACGGCGGGACCAGACTCCTCGCTCTGACCATATTTAATAATGGCGAGAACTGATCTATCTCCTCCATTTGTGAATGCCGGATCAAATCCAGCCAGGAACATAGGAGTATTCGACCATCTGGGTTCTTTGGCGACATCGTACTTTCTGAAATCGGCTTCCGAATAAATGCCCTCTTCAGCCCCAACAGGAGCTGGAAAACTTCTTATGAATCTCCAGAATGACAAGGAGTTTTCTCCCTCGTTCTCAATTGCGTATTTTACTTGCTTGGAGGTTAACAAAAACGGCCATTTATCATTGTGCTCGATGTTGGGTGTTTTAAGTCCGTCTAAGTGAACGCATTTCCCCGTCTTGGTATCCCACTCATCGGCGTCTACTGTGATTGAATTCCAACCGTCTTTTGGCGTGGAGAACACTCCAAATGGATCGTACTGCGAATTGAAATTACCTAGGGCGACGCATTGAAATTGAGGGTTAGCATTAAGATTATTAATAGCCTCAAAGACAGAGTTGGTAACGTCGGTGGCCTCGTCAATAATTAGAAACACTCTTTTATTCTTTAAACCAATTAGTTTGGCGGTTGCTTCTTTTTCCTTGTCCGGGCTGGAGGGAACCAAGGTTATGGAGGATCGATCCGAAGCTTCGCCGGACTCAGATACGTCCAGCACAATCTTACCCATCGAGTCAATTAACTTTCCGGGAAGTCCTGGAACCTGCATATACCGCTCGCGTATTGAACCCCATAAACGCTTTCTAGCTTCGCGAACGCTGGTCGTAGTAACCAGCACAAGAGTTTCATGCGGGGCGCACAGCCAATTAACAAGACCCCACATGGCCATAGTAGAAGTTTTAGCTGAGGACTTTGGTCCGGAAATGGCTAGATAGTTATGTTCGCAAGCTCGCTCAATCATCCAGTCAGCCCAAGGGTGCCAATGAAATCCGTTTTTGCTTTTAGTTTTGTGGTATGGCCATAAAATATCTACCACATTTTTAAAGTGCTGAGCCTTGCCCAAACCTCCATCTTCCGGGCGCAAACCCCATTTGAAGGCGAGCAATTCAATGTCGAGGTCGCCAGCACCATCGGGCCAGGACTTTCCATATTTCTCTATAGGCAAGGGACTACTCTGCATAATCACTTGACAGTTGTCAATTTGAGTTCACTCTACGTTCCACGATGAATACACACTTAAAAAATGAACAGTTGTACAAAAGGCAAAGTCGGAGAACGTGAGTGGCGCGACGTCCTCAAGGCGAAAGGTTTCGAGGCAAGGCGCGGTCGCCAGTTCTCGGGGAGCCCGGAATCGCCAGATGTTGTCAGCAACCTCCCTTTTCACTTTGAAGTCAAAAGGGTTGAGGCACTCAACATTAATAAAGCAATGGAGCAGGCCAAACGAGACAGTGGCAAGAGTGTGCCAGTTGTGGCCCATAGAAAAAACAAGTGCCCGTGGCTTGTTACGATGGCTGCGGAAGATTGGCTTGAACTAGTTCGTGAAAAACACTCAGACGCTTGTTCAACTTCGCTCGTGGCAGGAGAAATCAAAAAGTATTATACTTCAGGCAATTCAGAACCACTCGATCGCGCTGGATTGCTCTGATACTGGAACTGGAAAAACAGTAACGGCTTGTTCGGTAGTCAAAGAACTTGATATCCCGTTTGCAATTGTAGCTCCTAAAATAGTTCTTCCGGCTTGGAAAGAATGGTGTAGCACTTTTGGGCTACAACCAAAATTCGTACTTAACTACGAAAAGTTGCGTACTGGTAACACTCCTCACATTAAAAAACTAGGAAATAAGCAATGGGAGTGGACGGACAGCAATCCTAATTTTATGTACATATTCGACGAGGTGCATAAGTGTAAAAGCTATAAGTCTCAAAATGGGGCAATGCTTGAGGCTGCGAAATCTTCTAAAATCCTGATGCTATCGGCTACCGCGGCCGGCAGTCCGTTGGATATGCGTTTTACGGGGAGACTGTTGGGGTTACACAACGGAGTAAACTTTTTTAGTTGGCTTCACAAGAACGGCGTAGTTAAAGCTCCGTGGGGAGGAATGACTTTTCGTGGGGGCAAGAAAGTTCTTACGGACATCCATTCGAAGATATTCCCGGACAAGGGGGTTCGGATAAGGATTAGTGAGCTTGGAGATGCTTTCCCAAGCAATCAGGTTAACGCTCAAACGTTTGACATTTCCCCAAAGATCGGAGAACTATATCAGCAAGTAGAGCGAGAGATAGCTGAACTAAAAGATAAAGCCAAAGACGATAGGGATCCGGAAAGCCCTTTAACAAAACGCCTCCGCATGAGACAGGAAATTGAACTTTTGCGAGTTCCTGTAATTGTAGAAATGGCGGAAGAATTTCTTGCAGAGGATAAAAGCGTTGTCTGCTTTGTGAACTTCAGACAAACATTGGAAGCAATCGGAGAGCGGATGAAGAAACTAAAACCTTTGTTTATCCACGGCGGCCAATCTTCTGAGGAGCGAGAAGATAATGTAAAGGCATTCCAATCAAACGCACATCATTTATTGTTGTGCCAAATAAACGCGGGAGGAGTTGGGGTGAGTCTTCACGATTTGCACGGAAGGCCGCGCGTATCGCTAATTAGTCCAACGTACTCGGCTATTGATTTGAAACAGGCTCTCGGTCGTATTCATCGTTCAGGAGCAAAATCGCCAGCTCTTCAATACATTTTATTTGCAGCCAATTCTGTTGAGGAAGAAGTTAGCCAGTCCGTCAAGAGAAAACTTCGTAACATTGATTTATTAAACGACGGCGATTTGTTAACTCATAATTAATCCTTGACGGTTGTGATTCCAGAGTCACAATCTACCCCACGCTAATGGACACTCAACACGCAAGGTATAGCCCAAGCACTCTTAAAAGCCGCGAACTCTGCCCAGGGTATGAACCCAAGAGGGACGGGGAAGTACATATTGTTACCCAGCGTGGAACCGCTATGCATCACGCTTGTGAGATGAGCGACTTTGAAGATCTTAATGCCGACGAAACCAAACTCGTAATGAAATGTTTAGATTATATCGAACGTTTGCGAGCGGAGTTAACTACCGATGCTTGACCTCAAAGAAATTAAGCTGGAGGTTTTTGATCAATGGGGTTTTGTCGACCGATTGATGATTCGCGGCAGTAAAGCGCATTTGATTGACTATAAGTTTGGGTTTAATCCTGTCGACGACGCGGAACATAACGCTCAGATGTGGGCTTATACGTTGGGTGTATTTGATAAATATGATTACATCGATGAGGTCACAGTTCACATTTTACAACCAAGACTAGATTTGATTTTCACCCATGCGTTTAGCCGTGAGGCTGACTACGGGAGAATCCACAAAAGAATAAAAGGAATCATAGACAAATGCAAAAATCATACGGAAGCAGATTACACCCCGGGGGATCAGTGTATTTATTGTCACAAATTACCAGACTGCCCAGCAGTCCATGGAGCCACCATGCAAATCGTTAAAGCCTATGACATGGCGCATGACGCTCAACTTCCAGAATTATTTCAGCCAAGCCAACTATCCACGCCAGAGCGTAGGGCTCAAGCCCAACGTATTGCAATGGTTATGGAAGCTTGGTGTTCAAGTGTGCGTAAACACAATTTAGAGTTTGCCAAAGAGGGTGGTGAAATCCCGGGGTATGGATTAAAAGAAATCCAAGGACGTCGGGAAATCAAAGACTCTCAGAAAGCTTGGGATTTGGTAAAGAATAAACTTACTCCCGAGGAGTTCAGCTCCGCGTGTGAGATTAAGTTCACAGATTTGGCCGATCTAGTTGCGGCCAAGGCGCCTCGCGGTCAGAAGACCGTGGCGAAAGAACAACTGGAAGATGACCTCATCGCT